TTGGCCGACCGAAACATCACCCTCAGGCTCAGGAAGTCCTGATTGGGCGGCGGCGCCAGGCTGAGCTCCAGGCTGTCCTTGACCCGCGCCAGGTCCTCCAAGCACTTTCCGCAAGTCTGGTAGTAGTTTGTCTCTATCACCGATATCGAAAACGAAAAGAAGTCGGTTAGCGAGGTCTCGGGCTCCGTCCATAACTTGGAGCATAATTTGAGAAAAGGGGCTGTCAGGCGGAGCTTGCGCAATGGTTTGGGCAGCTTGGACCAGCTCGTGATAATACGAAGACATTGTATTAGCCATAAGCAAGAGCCCAGACCGATCAGTCTCGCGATTTGCGCCAGCGTCAGAGGCTGATAGTTCGAAGAAGGTTTTACCTCCAACGAGTACACTGTCTTTACTGAAGAGTTGTGCGAGGTTTGCGGCGTGTTCTCCCCACTGTTGCCAGTCATTTGGATCTCCGAAGTCCCTGTAGGACGTGTAAATGTTATTACCTACGGAGTTAAACGGCATGCGCAAGCGTTTGATGTAAATGTCAATACGCCGATTACCTTCTGCGATCATCGCGAGCGTTCCCTGACTCGCGTACGAACCTCTCTTCCCGTTAACGCCAGCTCCCATACCTTGGAGCGCTTGCGATACGCCCGTATAACGTTCGGATAGTTGAAGGACGAACTGCTCCTCTTCGACCATCGAGTTGTAGTTCGCACCGACGACGAGTGGTTCCAGGTCGTCCATGTTGTCGACTTCGAACATCTTACCGGGATACCATTCCGTCGAAGGGTTCGCGACGTCGGCATAACGCCTCTTCTTCCACGCAGGTACGTTCGCGATCATATTCGCATCACGTCGTCCGTTATGGATCTGCGCCTGCTCCTCTTGAGAGTCTTCGAGGATCTGTGGTATGCAGTCGCCGTAGAAGGAATCGTTACGTGGGATAAGACGATAGTCGATAAACGACTGTTGGAAAAGATCCGTACCGGGTTTATAGTACCACCGTAGAATACTCTTCTCGTCGTTAAATTTGGGATTAAAGACGCAGATAAGCGGGAACTTCTTGCCAGGCTCGAGTTGGTAATCGAAATGTGCTTCGACTGCGTCGTAAGGGCGTCCTACGTCGGGTGTAAGACTAATACCCGTTTCGTTTAGTTGCTGCTGGTTCGTGTTCGATCCTCCGACGGATCCTTTACCGTTTAGGAGAAGGTCACATGCCTTTTCGTCCCATATCTTCGTCGCCTGGCGGTACTTAACTTCGTTCTCTGTTAGACGCAAACGCTGGAACTTAATTTCGCAGAACTCGATACGTTTCGACGTAATCGGGTACGGAAAGAAGTCCTCAAACGCGACCGTTTCCATCTTTGCGCAAGTTTCATCGACACTCGACGTCGTGATCTTTCCGTTCTCTCCCCCTCGAACCGTAAAGAGCTTATCGACGTTCCACCATATCTTATCAACGACCGTACCTGTTTTGAACGTCTCGAGAATCGATGCATCAACAGTCGGGTACATCTGCATACGATTGAATGAGATATATTGCATCCACGCCGCTAGGGAGTTCAACTGCTCCTGGGGTACATTCGATAAAAAAGTAGTAGGGCGCCAAAAAGGACGGGTACCGTACAAAATACCTAACGTTCTCGCAGTCAGGATATCTACGTGCATCCGGATAAGTTGTGGAATAAAGTTGGAGGCGTTTGGGAACGGCGTCGATCGGATCTTCTGTCCAGGAATCGCATTGTAATTGTCTAGCCATTTTTTGTACTTCGAATCGATCTGTCCGCTTCTCGCTGCGACTGCGTCTTGGAAAGCTTTAACGAGGTACTGAACGACTTTCGCCTTCTGCTGAAGATGGCCACCTTGAACTTCAACGATTGTTATAGGCATTAGGCGTACCCCCCGTAAGATCGCTCGCTGTTAACGCGAGGTGGGTGAGCTGCGGTGAGTTCAGCCGTCTTTTCGAAGTCATCGTGCATCTCTTCTTCTGTTGAGGGCCGTCGAGATTCGTGCACGGCGTACGCGAGTGCGTCGGCGCCGTCTTTAAGGTAATAGTGTGGAAACGAGACGACCTGCGTACGTAACTGGACGTGCTGTCCACCTTCGCCGAGATAGAGGCGTCCTTCTTCGACCGTCGTACTAAGGAACAGACGAATGCGATCGTCTTTGTCGCGACCACCAGGAGGCGGTACACCTACGGGGATCAACTTACGGTGTTGTTTGCCGCAAATGATGCACGTCTTGTACAGTTGTTTCTCGAGAATGAACTCCTCGATCGTCTTCTGCGCACCAGCCTTCTCGTACTTGTTCATCGTGCAGATAAACTGGTCGTTAACATTATGCCAATCTTCGATAATCGCCCGATAACCACTGTTCTTAAGGATCGGTTTGAGCACGAACTGTCGACCGTCTGCAGCGGTTCCAAGAGCGATGATAGCGTTCTCACACGCCGCACTCTTACCACCTGATGAGGGATCGAGGAACGTCGAGCGATTAAGTTGATAAAGGAATATCGGAGGAGTACCGTCGGATGGCACGAGTAAGTTCCGTCGTCCGTCTGGACCCTCTTTAATCTTATAAGACTTGATTAGATGTTCGGGAAAGTCCGCACCTGCTGGCGTTGACGGCGTGTTCCTATACTGACAAGAGAAAAGGTACGACTTCTGGCGCTGTAAAATGTCGGCGAGAACATGATTCGGCAAGCGTTCGGGGAACGTCGAGTTGCCCTCTTCATCGTAGATATCATACGCGAAGCACTTGACCCCGTGTGGGCGACCTTGATCGTCGATATAAAAGGGTGACTCTTCGAGGATCTCACCGTATAGATCGGCTCGACCGTGCTTCCAGCGGGTTCCCGCGAACACTTCCTCGAACTTCTCGGCCTCTTCCTGCAGGCCCGTCGCTAGCTTCCACCAATCCTTAGCGCGTTGCATTTCTGGTTCGGACTTCGCAGCCTCTTCGCCGATTGGATCGTCGTACGATATGCCCGTCCCATGCCAGCCTGTTGACTTGCCGCCGATACCGATGGCCTTCAGCGTATTGTCATCGTACGAACCCGAACGTGGGAGGAGAATCTCATCGTCACGCCATACGGTCTTGTTAATGTCAGGCGGGATCAGTTCGGGGAACAACCAACGAAGCATATCGTTCTTCATCAGATGTTCTTTGATATTTACGATGTTACGACGTACGCGTCCATCGCTTTCTCCAACCAGCAGCCAACGACGATTACGTGGATCGTGTTCTTCCCTCTCATAGTCGAAGAACTCGTCGCCTCCTCCAGCATTGCGCCAGAGGAGGTAGCTCTTCGAAATGATCGACGACTTGAACGTACCACGCGCCCAGAGGAACATCCGCCGTTGATACTTAATCGACGACTGGATTTCCTCGCACTTCGGCAAGTGGTACGCTAGCGTCATGTCCTTGAAGCCCATGACGACCTTTGCGAAATAGTAAAGGGAAGCTAGGGCCCGGCTGCGTAATTCCTCGCGCAGTTCGTCGGCCTTGCCTTCAGCTGCCGTAAGCAAAATCGGATGTATGTCGAGATTATTCCCCATCGGGTAGGCCCTCGCGTACGCCCTCAACGTCTTGTGAAACAACGCGCGGCGCATCGATTTCTCTCGCCGTCTGGGCTGCAAGGGCTAACTTCGTCGCGTCGATCGTTACGAATCGCGTCATCGTATCGATCTGTGCGTGCTTGGATGTCTCTTTGTTGCGATCGAGGATGTCACTCGCAACGCGAGCTTGTACACGTTCGTCGTCGCTTTCGAGTAAGTCCGCGAGGACCTCGAGAGCACGATCACCCATCTCGGCGATACGCTGGGTCTTATTGAGTTTGGAGAGGCAAAGCTCTTCATCGACGCGACGCCAGATCGGCTCGCTGATCGAGCGTAGTTCCTTTTGAAACGCCTCGCCGCGGATATAGTCGCGCACGGTTCCGGTTGCAAGGCGCATCTCGGCTGCGATCTCACGCGTTGTCTTGTTGATGAGCAGAAGCCGAAGGATCTCGTCCTTCTTGACTTTCGTCGTGACGAGCCGGACGGGCTGTCCATTTGTCGCACGACGGTATTTCCCTAAACGCGACGAATAGGGGATCGTCTTCGCGCCATCGTCCCTGACGCTTATACCTTCGAACGTGGGAGGCTGGGTTGACATCCTAATTTATTGTACGCCCCTTTAGGCATTACGGCAACATCCTTTTATGCTCTAACTAAGTTCTAGACCTGCTGTCGAGGCGTAACGCAAGGCCGGCCCGACGTAAAACTTGGGTTATTTGGGGAGGGGTGTTACCCCGTAGGGCAACTGCTCTGCGTTGTGGGGGACCCGGATGTCAATGGTTCCCCCTTAGGTAGTACCACTAGATGTATAACCAATAGGAGACCTATCATGTCGAAACAGATTACTATCACTCTTAGCGATGAGCAAGTACAACAGATCGTTTCCATCCACAGCACTCGTAAGGATAGAACGATTGACGAGATAATCACCCTCGTTATCGAAAGAGGAATATATGCACTGGAGTACCGTACTAAGTATAACAAAGTTAAGTACGCCCGCGCCAAGGATGAAAAGGCCGAGTTCCGTGCTTACAAAGCGTCGCAGAAGTAAGCGATAGCAAAGTGGGGAGTATCGAATTAGGTACTCCCCTTGCTTAACGAAGTAATAACAAAGGAGATATTATGAAAAAGAATAACAGTT